TTATGCGGTGGTCAATTTCACGATCAGCGGACGGGACATCGAAACCGACCCGATCTGCCTTATTTCCAGGCGATGCGGCAGCGGACCGGCAGAAAGTTCGGACCACTGCACCACCGAGGGCTGCCATTCTGCGGAGCCGACACGCCAGCTGACGACACGACCGTTGCCGTCGACGAAGCGGACTTCATAACTTTCCATCGACTCAGCCAAGGGGGCGTCGACGGCATCGAGCCATTGCCAGCCACCGCGGCTGCGACGCGTCCAGCGCAATGTGGGAAGTCCCTCGGAATCCCGTTCGAATACGGCTTTGACCGGCGCAAGCGGGCGCAGGGTGGCGCCGAAATCATCGACGGGCACTGCGACAGGAACGGTGTCGCCGGGGCCGATCGCGACGAGCCGGGGAGCTGTGGAACTGCCAAATGCCAGTTCGTCGGCAACGGCGAGAGTATCGTCAATCAGGACGAATGCTTCGCCGCTCACATGTCCGGCAATGGCGTGTTCGGTCCCGCCCCGCCCCCGCAGCAGGGAGGAAAGGCGCCAAAGTCCCGGGCCGACAGGTTCGGCATCGGCGAACTGTATGATCTCCTGCCCAAGTCGTGCCTGGTTCGCGCCAAGGGCGAGACCGCGTATGTCGGTCTGGGTCAGCGCGAACGACGGATCGGCAAGCTGTATGACCACCGTGCTCTGGCGATCGAGCAAGTGCGGGCTTGCCAGCGGTAGCGCTTGGGTCGCGACGCCGACGGTTGCGCGCTGCCGGCCCGCGGTGCCGGCGGGTATCAGCTGTCCGTCGCCGCGATCGGCGAACAGCGCGGTACCGCGCCAGCCTGCGTCGGCGGACGAAGCGGCAACCATGATCCGCCGTTCCGATCCGCTGCCGATTCCGTCCCAAGGTGCCTCAAATGCGGTTAGGATGGTGGTCCCGACCGTGACATCGGCGGGAGGCTTCGTCTGTCCGGGATCGCCCGGTGCCCGTACGCCCTGCGCGAGACGTGTCGGCAAGGCTTCAAGCTCCAGTTCGACACGGGAACTGCGCCATTCCCAGCTACGCACGCGCCAGACGCCCCTTTCGCCGAACGGCCGGACCAGCGAACCGCAGCGCAGCGCGGGGTCGAGCGTGGCGATGCGATAGGACATCGTCTCGCGGCTGCTCTCCCGATTATCGACAACCTTGTCGGCCAGCTCTCGCGCGCATCCGGCATCAAGGCAGGCCGGAAACTCGATCAGGTCGACCCGGCCGGTCCCGGGGCGGCCACGACTACGTTGCATGCCCGGCTGATAGTCACGCCCGGTGTCGTAATAGCGCAGGTTAACGCCCTCGCTCGATCGCTCCATGGTGCGATCGCGGCGCAATCCCGTGCGAGCGGCGAACTCGCCTTGCGTGCTGGATACGGGGGGCGGGAGTACCGCCACGACCTGCCCTGCCGCCGTGCTCGCATCGCGCAGCGACAGCCTTCCCCCGCCGCCATCGCAGGATATGGGGAAGAACGTGTCCAGTTCGGCAACGAGGTCGGCATCGGCGCCGCCGTCGTGGCTGAAGCCGCTCAGCGCCAATTCGATCGGATCGATGTCCAGCCGGTCGTCAGGCAACAAGTCGCGAAGCGTCAGGCCGCTTTCGTCGGCGATTATCTCGAAAGTGAGCGCCGGAATGCGATTGCCGAAGTCGGAAAGGTCCAGATCTTCGAATACCGCATAGGCCATTCCTCGGAACGCCGGGCAACCCGGACCAAGATCAGCTTCGATCAGGGGGTCAGGCAACTGGTCGTCCGCGCCTTCATGGACACGCAGGCTGCCGCCGACCTTGAGGTCTTCGGCAGCTCCGCGCAGGAGATTGCCGTCGGCCCAGACGCGGCCGACGCGAGCTATCCGGCGACTGGCCAGCGCGACGGCAAACGACGCCGTGTAACTGTATGAAGTGACCTTCGGTTTGCCCTTTCCGCCGCCGCTGTTCTCCTTGTGCTCGACGAGGTCGGTAGCCCAGATCACGCTGCCGGCGGCACGGACCTTCCCGAAGTGGCGCGGTATGTTGCTGCCGTAACTCGACGTCGTGACGGCCAGTTCCTTGAGGCGCGGACCTTGGTATCCCCTTGATCCGATGACCGCGCCGTCGAGGGCGCGGCCGGCCAATGCGCCAAGCGCTCCGCCCAACGGCCCGCCCAATGCAGTGCCGACGGCGGTGAGAACGAGAGTAGCCATCCTGTCATTCCTTGATTCGGAGAGAGTGCCGCCAGATCTGCTCGATCCGCCAGCCGTTGCCAGGCATGCCTTCGACCACCCTCTTCAGCCCCGCATGCGCATGGACGATCCTTTCGCCGCACAGGCAGATCGCCACGTGGTGCTGAGCTGCCGGCAGTGCGAAGAGGATGAGATCGCCCGGCTGGGGTGCGCCGCTGGCCGGCTCGAAGCCGTTCTCGGTCGCGAGGGGCAGGAGATGCGCTATCGACGTCTGGCGCAAGGCGTAGTTTTTCGGACTGACGGTCACGGCGCCGATCGAGTCCAGCGCCGCGAGGACGAGGCCGACGCAATCGACCCCGGTCTGGGGGTCGCGGCCATGTAACCGGAATGGCACGCCGACCAGCCGACGCGCCGCCTCGGCGATAGGGGCTGCCGTCATTGCGGAAGGGGATAGCGGGTCAGGAGATCGTTGCCGGGCAGGAAGGGCTCCCCCCGGAAGTTGATCGCATTGCCGAAGCGCGTTCGACAAGTCTCCCAGCGGTGATCGCACCCCTCCCGGACCACGACCCGCGTCCCCGCAGCGACATCCTCGCCGAACCAACGATCGAGAATGAGCTGGTCACCATCGATGGCAGCAACCGCGAATTCAAGTCCGGCCGATTCTCCGCTGAGGAACGAGATCGTCCCGTCCAGCAACTTGTCCGCCCCCGGCGCGCCGACCAGCGACAGCTTCGCGTTGACTTGGTCGACGCTGGCGATCGCGGCGTCGTGGGTGAACGGCGCGGGCGACAGGTTGCATCCCTCGCCGCAGAACGCCGCCCGACACGTTGGACTGGTCTGGGGAATGGGCTGCCTCGCCAGAAGCGTCTTGACGGAGGCGAGGCCGGCGGAAAATTGACCGGCGTCCTGTGAAACCGTGGTGATCGTGCCGGCGTAGATCACTTCTCGTTCCAGCGTTTCCCAATCGACCACACCGACCTCGACCTGCGCCCCGTCGAAGCGCCCTGCCGCAAGGTCCTCGGCCCGGATCGACGCGTGATCGAGCGCGCCGGCGACTTCGGCGCTGTCGGGTTCCAGATCGGAACTCAGACGGATCGCCGACGGTACCATGCCAGGTGCGGTGCGGTGGCGGATACCGTCGAAGGACAGGTCGCGATCGTGGCTGACGAAGCCGTGCGTGATCCCGTCACGCCGATAGACGCGCCACCAAGTGACGACCGTTTCCAGCTCACCTGCAAACCAGCGCCGGGTCATGCGTCTTCCCGCAATTCGATGAGCGGGACACTCGGCGCTTCACCGGCAGCAAAGGCTACGCTCGATATCTCCAGCCGGTCCTCGGCGAACCGGACGGGGACTTCGAACAGGAATCCGGCCCGCACATCCGCGCCTGGCGGCGGGGCCTCGTCGAAAAGGATGACGCCCCGCGGATCCAGCGTGAAGTTTCTCCGCTCGGTGCCGTCGACGCTCACTTTCACCGATCCGGCAACCGGGCGCGTAATCCGGCGGCGCTGCGCGTCGCCGTCCTCGCCGTAGTGCTTGATGAGTAGGAAGGCCGTTTTCGCGCCGTCGCCGATGCCGAGCAATTGGTCGAACGGGGTCGGGATGCCGGTCATGGCCTGCGAACTGAAATCGTTGGGATCGCGCAAACGAAAACCGCGCGCCGCACCGCGCCTGGCGCGGAAGAAGGCGATCAGCGTGCCCAGTTCCGCTTCGCCCCTGACGCCGGGACCGACATCGAACTTCAATCGCGCGTCGGACCAAAGCGTGTTGCGATGTTCGTGGCCCGAAGCGGTTACGGTGATCGACGTCGAGAATTCTGGCACGACTGTCGATCCACGGCCGAGTGCCAGCGGATAGGAAACATCGTCGAAGGGGCGCATGTCGACCTCGTCTTGGTGGTTGGGAAGGCGTACGAAGCCGTCGCGCATCACTTGCGGCGAGGCCCAGACGAACCGATTGCCGACGCCGCGCGTTTCGGCCTCGTCAAGGGCCGCGTCGATCAGCGGCCAGTACGTTTCCGCATCCTCGGGCAGCAGGACGAAACCCGACAGGTAATCCTGCCTGGCGATCGGGTAGCCGAGTCTCTCGCCGACGATCTCGTAACCCTTCCTCCGCAAGCCGTCCTTGCCGTCGGTCAGCCAGTCGTAATCCTCGACTTGCAGCCGGTCGAAGGCAGGATAGGCCCAGCCCGTCGGCAGATTGGCGCGGCGGGCTTCCGGAGTTCCCGGATCGAGGAGCGTAGGCGTGAAGGCAAGTAGCCGGACATCGGCGACGGCTGGCGCCGCGGCCTTTCGCACAGCCTCGCTCAGCGCCGCGGTTGAGGCGGCCAGTTTCGCGCCAGCTTGGTCGAGCAGCGCCTTCTGCGAAGCCGACAGGGGGTCACGCAACGACGGGATCGCCACCGGCTTGCCGCCGAAAGCAGTCTTTGCGGCATCATCGTACAGGCAGATCCGGCCATCGGCATATGTCCACCACCAGGGCTCGCCGATCTGGAACCGGACGTCAGTGCCTGCCGCTTTCATCAGCCCGACCGCTTCGCCGGCAATCTTGCGCAGGTAGGCCATCGCCGCATCGTTAGCCGGCGAAAGCAGGTTGGATGGCGGATCCCAGCCAGTCAGCCCCGCAGTGCCAGACAGGTCCCGCTGCGCCCAAGCCTGCGGGCAATGCATAGCCAGCAATTCGTATGACAAGGATGCGATCGGCGCGAAGCCCATCGCCTTGGCTCGGGCGAAGAAATCCCCATGCCAGGCCCGGGCGGCCACGTTCAGCCCCGCCGCCGCACCATCGACCTCGAACTTGTCCGCCGCGACCGCCTTGAGCCGGAAATAATGGCTCATGCCGAGGTAGTGGACGATTTCGCCCCGGTACCCCAGCGCGCGAACGTTGCGCAGCAGCCGCGCCGGTGTCTGCGTGCCGCAATCGTCGAAGGCGGTGCACATCGAAATACCATGCGGCGGCACCAGGACATCGCCGATCGGCAGCATCGCCCCGGCACCGTCGGCGCGGATGCCGGTCATCTCGGCCCATCCTTCGACCTGTGCGGAAAGATTGCCGCCAGCCTGGTCGTAGGCAGGCGCGACCATCGATACGAACATGCGGTCGATATCCCCGGCAAAGACCCGATCGGCCTGGAAAGGGAGGAGAAAGCCGCCGTCCATTTCAGAGAAGCGCAGGTCTATCTGTGCGTCGGTCGGCGACCCCGTGGCGTAGTTCCACAGCCGCACGTACCATGTGCGCGGCTGGCCCGCTTCGTCGCGACCCTCGATGGTGAGGGTCGGCCCGTTCAGCCCGTCCAGCGCGATGATGCCGCCGGACCGCCAGCGGAACGACAAGGACAAGCCGCGATAATCGCGCCGCGTTTCGTAAGCCGTCAGCGGGTGATCGAGGCGATCAACCGAGTCCCAGATGATCCCGACGAGGTCCTTCTTGCGATAGAACACGCAATCGACGCGCAGCGCGTCGGGCGCGATCGTGGTGATCGCCGCCATCATCGGGCGGGGGAATTTCACGGTCCAGAACCGCGGATCGAAGCGCTGGATGAAATCGCTGCGCTGACCGTTGCGGGCTTTTGCCAGCCAGTAAGCCATGTTCGCGCCCTTTCCTGCGATCAATGGGCGGCCAGCGCGCGGCGCACAGCGCTCGCGACCTGCCGGCCGGACCGTTGCAGGCTCTCCGCCGACGATGCGCCGGGCGGGGTAGTGAGGTTGATCGACACGCGCACGTCGCGCACGCCGCCGCCCATCTGCGCCTCAACTCGCCCGGCGCTCGTCGGGACGAAGAGTTCCGGGCCGCGTTCTCCCACAAGGTAGGCGCTGCCCGGCGCGACATTGCCCCCGGTGGCACGGCCGGGCAGGCCGAGCACGCTCCCGAGAAGCCCGCCGAGGAGCCCTCCGCCGCCTCCGAAAATGCCGCCCAGTTGGCCGAGGCCGCCACGCAACGCGCTGGAGGCGATGTCGTCGAGAACGCGCACGGCCGTCCGCTTGAGATCCTCGAACCCCAGGCTGCCGCGCCGGACTGCGCCCAGAAGGCTTGATTCGAGGATGTTTCCCGCGCGCCCGAACCCGTCGACCAGCGTGGAATCGAAGGTGTCACGCATCCGCTGAATGTCGCTGGCAAACCCTTCGGTACTGGCCCGCACGTCGACCATCAGCGTTTCGATCTGTTTATCCATTGTCCTGCTCCATCATGCGGTCGAGATCGGCACGGCTGACCCCGGCATCGGCGCGCGGCCCTTGCGCAGCGGCGAAGATTGCGGCGACTTCCGCAGGGGTGGCGGACCAGAATTCGTCTGGCCGCCACCCCATCATCAGCGCGCACTGCCCGAAAAGGCGTGCGGCGCTATCGGCAAAGCGAGCCGTCGGGTCGGCCATTCACGCCCCCTGCAGCACCTGTTGCAGCACCGCGCGCAGTGGCGGGGCGCTGGCGGCCAGTCCCTGTCCGGCGATGGCCTCACCCACGTCCTCGCGCGTCAGATCGGCACGGTCGGCAAGGCAGTGCCAGAACAGGGCCGTCATCTCCGTCAGCTTGAGCCGGCCCGAACCCGCCCGTTCGACGAGCGCGAAAAGCGGACCGAGTTCCTCTTCTGCGGCGACGAGCGCGGCGAAGGTCGGGCGCAGACGGCGCTTGCGGCCCTTGACAATGATCGCCGCCTCGCCCCTTGCGGGATTGGCCGAGGCCTCGACGGGCGGGGTCGTCATCAGGCCGCCACCGGCACGACGGGGCCGGAGCTTTCCAGCGTCATCGTGTAATTGCGCTCGCCATTGAAATCGCCGGCATAGTCGAGCCGCTGCACCAGGAACTGCCCCTGCATGCGCTCGCCATCCTCGAAGCTGAGTTCGTAGTCGGCGATGGTACCCGCCAAGGCATGGCCGCGAATCGCGGTCTCCGCGTCGGAGCCAAGAAAGATCCCGGCCGCGCTGACCGAAACCTGCCTTTGTCCGGCGCCGGACAGCATTTCGCGCCAGCCACCCGAATCCTTCGAGGTCGTGACGACGGCATCGCCAGTGATCGACATCTGCGTCGTGCGCAGGCCGGCGACTGTGGTGTAGACGGCGGGCGATCCGCCGTTGCCGATCTTCAAGAGGAAGGCACTGCCTTTCTGGGCGCTCATGGCTGTAGTCTCCAATGTCTGCGGTGAGGTCAGTTCGCGAGGACGCGGAACCGGTATTCGAGAAGGACCGCCCGCGTCGTGCCGCCGCGTTGTTCGGTGCGCGCGCGCAGAAACTGGATACTGGCGATGCGAAACGAAGGCTGACGGGGCGGCAGGGCCAGGATCGCGGCCTCCAGGTTGGCGACCAGCGCTGCGGCGGTTTCGGGGTCGTCGCCCCGCGCTTGCAGTTCAACCGCGATGCGAACCTCGCGACCCATGCCGGTCTTGTGGCTCCAGTCCGCGCTGGCGCTGGCGACGATGGCCAGCCAGGGCAGGCTGGCGCGCAGCGGCACCTCTTCGCTGATGGCGTTCAGTTCCCCCGCAAGGTCGGGATGATGGGCGAGGTGGTCGAGCAGCGCGGCGCGCAGGGCTATTTCCATGGATTCAATACTCGTATCGGGGCGCGAAGTCGGGCCAGAGCCGATCGGCCCGGCGCCAGCGCTGCGAATTTCCATGCGTCATGACCGAACCGCGCTTCCGGCTGCGATCGCGGAGCGATGCGGCGAGGGCTCGGGTGAAGGCGGCGGCGTCCCAGCGCCCGTCGATCACGCGAGCCGAACCCGGCGCCAGGGCTGCCACAAGGCCGCGACTGCGCGGGGCGGAGCGGTGTCGGCATTGCCGGTTTCGCGCTGCCGATGATGGTGGGCGGCCAGCCGGATCGCACCCTGGCGAAGAGCATCGGGCAGGCTTTCCCAGCCCGTGGCATGACCGGCGCGAAAGCGGATCGCGATCCGGCTTTCGGTGACCGGGGCGATCACACGGAAGCGGCCGACGCCTTCGGCATCGATCGCGATCTCGCAGTCGGCGCTCGTCAGCGTTCGTCGACTTGCATCGATCGCCACCGCCTCGACCGAGACGATGTTCTCGACGGGGCGGGTGGACAGCGCCTGCCAACCCGTGCGGTCCGGGCCGACCTGGCGCGTCGGCCAGATCTCCTCGCATTCCGAGGCGATGGGGCGGGAGCCGGTATAGGCCTCGCAGATGTCGAGCGAGGCGGTGAGCAGATGGCCGAGCAACGCGTCTTCGCGCGTGGTGTTGATGCCCAGCCACTCCTTCAGCTCGGCGAGCGCCGATGCGGGCAGGGCGGGGGGCGCAAGGACGGCGCGCTTCATAACTTGCTGCCTTTCGAATGCCTTGAAAAGTCGGAAAGCGTCCCGCCGGGAGGTGAGAACCGGGCGGGGCGCTTTCCTTGGGGGGCCGGAACGGACAGGGGCGATCCGTTCCGGCCGGCGGGGTGCCGCTGGCCCTGCGCCAGGCGCTTAGGGTGCGGCGGATCCCCGGCTTCGGGCGCGATCCCGCGTCAGGTCGAGATCTTGAGCAGCTTGATCGCGTCGCTGTCGATCACCTGGCCGCCGACGCGCTTGGTCGCGTAGAAGTGGACGAACGGCTTGTTGGTGAACGGATCGCGCAGGATCGAAGTCGCCGTGCGTTCGGCCACGAGATAGCCGTTGCGGAAGTTGCCGAAGGCGATCGGCGTGGTGCCCGCGGCGATGTCGGGCATGTCCTCGGCCTCGATGATCGGATAGCCGAGCAGTCGGTCCGGCTGGCCTTCGATCAGGCCCGGCTGCCACAGGAACGCGCCGTCGCTGGTCTTTAGCTTGCGGACCGAGGCCATCGTCGTCGAATTCATCACCCAGCTCGCGCCCTGGCGATGCCCTGCCTTCAGCTGGTGGACGAGGTCGATCAGCTTGGCTTCGGGCGCCGTGTCGAACCCGGTGGCGTTGCCCGAAACGATGAACTGCAGCGTGCCGAACGCGCGGGTGGCATCATTGGTGGCGGCCTGCGGCGACGTCAGAAAGCCGAGCGGCTGGTTGATGCCGGTGCCGTTGACGAAGGCGGCGCCTTCGGCACGGGCGAACTCGGTCGCGATCTCGTCGGCGAGCCAGGTTTCGAGATCGAAGCCCGCGTCGTCCAGCATCGCCTGGCTCGCGGCGGGGTTGGCGTAGAGCTCGCCGGACGGCGGCGCGATCTCGTAGAAGGTCGGCGTCGCGGTCATCGGGCGGGCCGCCGTTTCACTGACCCAGCCAGAGGCCGTGCCGGTACCGGTGACGAGCTTGCGATAGCCGGCGCTGCCGGTCTGCACGACCTGCGCGATCTGGCGGATCGGGCTGATCTTCTTGAGGGCGCGGGCGATCAGCGCGTCAAGCTCGCGCGGGACGGCGTAGCCGCCGTCGGAAAGCGCCGCGCCGCTTACCGACTTCAGCTCGGTCTCGCGGCCCATCCGCAGGTAGTTGTTGACGAAGCCCTTCACTTCGGCCCCCAGCATGGGGGCCGAACCCTGTGCACCGGTGTCGATCATCGGGCGCGCCGCGGCGCGGCTGACCCGTTCGAGGCGGCTCTTCACCTCGTCGACGTCGCTGCGCAGGCCCTTGATCGCCTCATCCGCGGCATCCTGGCGCGCAACGATATCGAAGGAGGCGTCGAGGCCTTCCATCTTGGTTTCCATATTCATCGGGCAATTCACCTTTCGCACATGAAAAAGGCCGCCCGTGCGGACGACCGTTCTGGTTGCTGCCGGGGCAGCTTTCGATCCGACGGCGCGCTGGCTCGGCGGAAATCGGGTCAATGGATCAATCGACGAAGTGGACGCGGGCGCCATGCTGCATGGGCCGGGTGACGAGGCTGACCTCGAACAGGTCGACCTGCGCCAGTTCGCGGCCCTGGCGGCCGTCCTCCAACGTCACTTCGCGGGCTGCCTGGCTGCGATAGCCGAACGACAGTCCGGTCACCGCACCGTCCTTCAGCAGGCGCGCGGCCTGGCTGGCCGGATCGTCGATGCGGGCAACGACGCGCAGGCCCCGCTCGTCCTCGCCGATGCGTTCGACCCAGCCGATCTGGGTATCGGGACGATGCTGCCAGAGCAGCGGAATGGCCTGATTGGCGATGCGGCGTTCGCGCAGGGACTGTTCGAACGCGCCTTTCCGGATCACGTCGCGACCGGCGTCGATCTGGTCGAACAGCGCGGCATAGCCTGCGAAGCGAACGGCATCGAAGCCTGTGGTGAACTTGGTTTCCAGCGTCATCGTACGAGATCTCCGAAGCCCAGGCGGACGGCGAGGGCACACAACAGGATGGCAAGGACGCCGCGCACGACCCAGTCGATCGCCGCGTTCCATGCGCTGCGCTTGGCATCGCGCCATGCCCGGAGCAGTTCGCGCAGTTCGGCGAGGTCATCGTGCGCACTGGCATCGTCGAGGCCCATGCGGCTCAGCACGCGCACCGCGCCCAGCTCGCTCGCCTCCTCGACAACGGCCCTGAGAGTGACGAAGTCGCCGCCGCTGTCCTCGGCCTGGGCGAGCAGCCGGGCGAGCAGTTCTTCGCGGCTCATCGCTCAGACTCCCCGGCCTTGGCCCTTGCGGATCTGGGCTCGTCCTTGGCTGCGCCTTGCGCGACTTGCTCCTCGACAGAGGCCGGGTCGGGCCGAACGGGCCGGGGCGGCAGGCCGAGCATCGCGCGCTTCTCGTCATCGGACAGGAAGTCCGCCTCGCTCAGCTGCGACCAGAGCTTCTCGCGGTCTTCGGACAAGGCCGGCACCCGGTCGAGGTCGACGGCAAGCTCGGCATCCGGGAACCACGGCGACAACCCCTCGGCAATCGCGCGCAGGATCTTGTCGGCCAGCGGCAGCAGGGTCAGGCGCCAGAGCGCGCGATTGGCCTCGCGATAGTTGGCGTAAGTGTTGTCTCCCGGCAGGCCGAGCAGCATCGGGGGCACGCCGAAGGCCAGTGCGATATCCCTTGCGGCCGAGCTCTTGAGCGTGGCGAAATCCATGTCGGCCGGGCTCATCGACAGCGACTGCCACTTGAGCCCGCCTTCCAGCAGCATCGGCCGTCCGGCATTGCCCGCGCCCTGGAAGGCGTTGGCAAGTTCGGCCTTCAGCCGCTCGAACTGATCCGTGGTGAGCGTTGCACCATCCCCGGCATCGTAAACCAGCGCGCCCGAAGGCCGGGCCGCGTTTTCGAGCAAGACGCGGTTCCACCGTGCGGCGGCGTTGTGGATCGCCACGGCTTCGTTTGCGGCGGACAGGCAGCCCGCGCCATAATGGTCGTCGACCGGGTGGAAATCGCGGATGTGAACGACATTGGGGTAAAGCAGGTCGTCGACGATCGGCAGCGAAACCTGGCTGTCGCCGACCCGGTAGCGGAAGGCGACGGGCCAGCCGTCGGCTCCCGGCTCGACCGCCATGCGCTCGGGCCGCAGGGCGAAGAGCTCGACCGGCCGGTTGGCCGCGTCCTTGATGACCTTGACATAGGCATTGCCGTGCAGCAGGACTTGTGCGGCGAGCGTTTCGAGCAGGGCCTGCCCGGCGCTGGTCGCGGTGACCAGCTTGCGGAGGTCATCGTCGCCGCTCTTGAGCGGCGCGCTCGCCACTCCCTCGGCGACCATGCGGACCGCCCGCTGCGCTACCGGGTTCTCGAGATAGGCGCGGTTCACTGCGCCGCGATATTCGTAGGGCAAGGCTCCGCCTGCCCCGTCGGCGAACAACCAGGGCGAGGCGAAGGGCCGCGCCAGCTGCGGTCGCTCCGCCGGGGCACTGCCCTTGAAGGCAGCACCCAGCGCTTCGAAAAACGACATGGAAGTCTCCTGTTACTCGCGGAATTGAGGGGCGCTATTGCACCCAGACCCTGGGCCGCCCCGGCGCGCCCAGCATCAGTTCGGTCAGCGCCCAGACGAGCGCGTCGGCCCGGTCCGGCGATCGACCGGGGCCGTGATAGGCGCCGCCGGTGTCCAGGCCGGTCAGTTCGTCTTCCAGCGCCGGGAAGGCCCCGACGTGAAGGACCCGGCCCGCTACGTAGAGGGCGGCGACGGGTTCGGCGCGGGCGATCTTGCCGCGGCTGGCGTGGACCAGCCGGATCGGCAAATCGACACTGGCCGCCCGCAGGACGGATTCGACCATCGCGCCGCCCTGGTTCGCTTCTGCCACGACCCGGTCGGCGTTCCATCGCGCGGCGGCACTGGCGACGGCGCGGGCCCAGCGTTCGGGACTGGGCCGGTTGACCGATGCATCCTCGAGCACCCGGGCCTGCCCATCCTCGCCAAGCCCGACGACGACGATCCCGCAGGCATCGCCCTGCGCGCTGGCCGGTGGATCGACGCCGACGACGACGCGGACAAGCACCCCGCCATCCCGGCCGCGACTGCGTTCGAGCAGGGCGCGGGTCCAGAGCGCGCCCTCGATGTCGAGCAGCATCTTGCCGTCGAGTTCCTGCCGTCCCAGCGCGCTGTGGCCGAACTGCTTGCGGATGTCGGTCAGGTACCGGGGCGGCAGGTTGGGAGCATTGTCCTCGCTCCGCCCCCGCACGATAACTGTCTCGCCGCCCGCGTCGCCCGCCATCAGCTTGCGCATCAGGGGCACTGCGCGCGGCGTCGTGGTGACGAGCGCCCGGGGTGTGTCGCCAAGCCGCATGCCGAGCATCAGATTGTCCCACGCACGTTCGGCACGGCCGCCCGCGGTTTCCCACTTGGCGACCTCGTCGCACCAGGCATGTGTGTGCTGCGGGCCGCGGAGGCTTTCCGGTTCCGCCGCCGAGAACAGCGTGGCAATGGCGCCGCCTGGAAAGACCACACGGCGCAGCGACGGTTCATAGCGCGGTGCGAAGCCCGGCGGGCAGCAGGCGAGGAGCCCGCTTTCCCCTTCCACCATCACCGCGCGCACTTCGGCCAGCGAGGCACCGACAAGCGCGATGCGCGCCGCGGCGTCCTGACGGGCGACCTGCCGGATCCATTCGGAGCCGGCGCGGGTCTTGCCGAAGCCGCGTCCCGCGCAGATCATCCAGATTCGCCAGTCTCCGGGCGGGGCGAGCTGCCGGGCGCGCGCCCAGAGTTCCCAGTGATAGCGCAGTTCTCGCCGTTCGCAGGGGCTCAGCGTTTCAAGAACCGCGGTGCGCTCCTCCTCGTCCATTTCCATGAGCCAGGCGAGCCTTCGAGCCGAAGTCACGCGTTGCTGCCGGAATCGTTCCCGGCGGCGTGACCGGTTCCGGCATCGTTGGCGGCGGCCGCCTTCATGCGTTGGCGCATCATGTCGATCTTGGCGTTGATCGAGGCGATGATGTCCTCTTCAGCCATCTGTTCCTGTTCGGCGCGGGCCTTGCTGACCGCTTCGCGATGGGCCGAAAGCAGGCGGAAGGCGGTGGCGTTGTCGTACTTGCGCTTGCGCTTGGCATTCGGATTTTCGGTATCGCCCATGCGCAGCCGGCGCAGCAGGTCGAGTTCGAGCAGGTCGTAGCCGTCGCACAGCGCCTGGTACCAAGCCTTGGCAAAGACCGGGTCGCTGCGCCGGGTGCGATAAACGAGACCGGCGTCGACCTTGGCGGCGCGCGCCGCGGCGGAGATGTTCGACGTTCGCGACAGCGTCTCGAGGAATGCCGAGCGCCATTCGTCAGGCGCGCGTTCGCCCTTCGGCTTTTCAGCCATGGTCACCTCCCTGTTGGTGGATCGGCCCCGGAAGTGGGCCCACGCGAGAGCGTACGCCGCCGTTGCCCGTGTCGGCGGCGACTCGCTCTATCGCGATGTTCTTTTTTTCTAGGCGATTATGTAGTTTACAAACCCGCCAACAGTGCGAATAGGCCGCGTACTGCAAAATATCCAGCAGGAACAATGAGTAAAGCCATAAGGATGGCAAATTCGAGTTCGGTGAGGCTGGGTTTGCGGCGCATGCTGCGTTCTAACCAAACTGGTGTGCTGTAGGAAAATTGAATGGCGACATCATACCGGACGATTCGCCCAAAGCTGAGCAAAGCCGCTATCTGGGATTAAATAGCATGCGGTCGTCGGGCACATGCCCTCAATCAGCCAGATCATGTCTTTGCGCCATTCATCGAGCGGCAAATGGAAGATGGGTTCGTGGTGAGCGACACGGTTTCGCAGGTCGAGAAGATCATCTGATATGGCGGATGCATCATCCAATGTGATCGAATGATCGTTCGTGAATATGCGGAACTTGATGTTCGCTTTCCAGCCATACTGTGCTTGATAATTCGAGCCCAGTTGAGAGACCCAAAATCCCGCCGAAAGGTCAGCGACGATTTGATCAGTAGTGGGTTTTGATGGCGACATATCGCGCTCCAAGCGATCGATGCACTCGCTTAGCCGCCTCCGGTCATTGTGGCTGAAGTTTCGTTCGGCTTGCTCGCTCCATGGCCATTTGTCACCATATTTATATATGAAGAAAGCATTCATCTTGTTACGAAAAAGTATTTCCCAAGTCTGGAGCCCCAAATATAAGGACTGCGATAACTGAGATTTCCATAGGTATAGTTTTAAAGCGTCGCAATAGACTCCGTTGGCCACGGTCATATATTTGCTTAGACGGGCCTTGCTGATTGCGTTAACGAACGCGTTAACTTGACCTTCATCTTTGAAAAAATCGTCTTGCACGAGGCGACTCTCTGACATATATCGGCTTCTGCGAGCCTAAGGATTTGGTCCCTGGGGTGCCGCCACAATCGGCAGACCCATACCCCCTATAAGGACATGAGGAAGGCGATCCCTTAACAGGGGTCGCCTTCGACATTTAGGGCTTGCGGTTTTTGGCTTGCCTAGAAACCTTTGTGATGCGGCTAAGCCTATCCTTGAAGTGCTGTTCGTCGTCGTCGCACTCGAGTTCGCGCGCGGCTTCCTTGAATTTGTCGAGCTGCGCCTTCAATGCGTCCTTATCCGATGATGTCAT